ATATCTAATATTCGATAATGTGTCTATCAATGGACCAATGATCTTAACAGACAAGAAAGCAAGAGCGTGAGCGTGATCCTCTGTAATTCCAATGACTATCGTCATTAAAATTATACAGATTAATCCTATAAGAAGAGAGATTCCTAATCCCTCGATCCCTAGAAGGCAGAACATCGACCTTATTCCAAAGGTTGAGACTGATTTCCACGGCTTATAGAACCACGGCACAAATCTTGTAACACTTGCTCTAGTAGCAGACTTTAAGAAAAGTCCTCTTAAACTAGACTTCACTATCCCCATTACCAACCCAATCGGGAATCCCGATTGGACAGTTCGATCATCTATCGGCTTGAACCCTCCTTGGGCCCTAAAAGCATTAAAGAAATTAGTCCATACAACCTGCAATGCAAACAAAGCAGGATATGTAGGTCTTCTTGTCTTAGAAGCTTTATAGGCCAATGATTCAATGGAAAAAGAATTAACCTCTTTATCTATTTTAATAAGATTAATTAAAATCTGTATTAATTTTGATAATTGGTCTAATTCCGTTGGTTGTTCACTAACCTCCTTTTTGATATCTATCTTCTTTACTAAAACTGAAGAGTTTCAGACTAAAAGATAAGATTTCATAGTGTAAGGTTTCGCTCATGTGGAGAAAAGAAGATCATCTAAGACAGAACTTTTACAGGTTCTAATCCAATGATGAGGGTCTTTAAACCATTGTAATTCTCTCATAGCTAAATTATACTTAATTAAAGTCTTCTGACTATAATCAATTATAAAAGCTTGAAGAACTCGGACGAAGTTAGCAGGTTTAATTCCTAATGCTTTAACTTTTAAAGCAAGAAGGAATAATGAGGGGTTTTGAATAAAATCTGAAAAGATAATATATCGAACCTTTACATTAGTTATTTTGTCAAACGGTCTATTACTAGAACCGACGACTTTATAACCGAAACCAGCAACTTTTATCATCTGAGGAATAGTTAGATTATATTTTCTAGCATATTCTACAATAGCGGTAGGAGAACTTAAGGCTGCGTGTAATTCCTTCAAAGGTGTTGGAGTTACATCAGATCCCTTAAAGAATGTTCTTTTTGCAAATTCTAATCCTAAACCCATAGGGCTCATGATAGATTTTGATAAGTTACATTCTACTCCTAATTTCGTGATCAATCGATGATACGCTTTCGCAACTATTGAGTTGTAGATTACGATATCATCTCCAAGAATCGCATACGCTTTAAACTCTTTTGTAAGAGGCGTATGACCTGAAGTCCAAGCAGCACACTGTACGATGAAGTGATGAGTCAATGCTAACATTGCTCACGAAGAATAACCACCCATTGGCTGACCAGTTGCATACTTAACCGCGAAAGGCGGTGTAGGCATGAACTTTCCAGCATTCAATGGGATATGGTAAAATCTCCCGATAAGGGTAGATGTCCAACTTAAACCCTCGCTCTTCGTTAGGCCAAATAAGGCACTAATTAGAGGAGTTTGGATTGAGATTGGTAATCTATCGGTTGCAGAGGAAAGATCCATAGAGTATAAACCATAGTTCTTATCAGATCTATAGTTTTCTATTCTTTTCAAAGGTCTCAATTGATCAAAAGTCCCGTCCGTATGATGATGTTTACTCAATAAAGAGAAAATCACCTTATGGAAAGGATATAAGATCCATTGTGACCATGGGTCAATCATTGCAAAAACTCTCACTTTACCGGCCGCCTCCTGTTTAAATCCTAACTTTCCAGTTCCTTTCCAGATATTATCTGCAAAGAAAAGTAATATTCTAGGATCCCAACTGTTAAAAGGACCTCTATCATGACCTGAATAATCGTTAGCCAATAACTCACTAAGTGATACACTTGGTGATTCTTGGTCAGCGTACATTCTGATCTTATCAATACAACCTCTGATAGCTTTAATAAGAGCTATTGGGTTCGCTCCTTTATCACTCTTAACAATGTTATATAGAACAGCTAAATCATTAATCTGATTATCAGTTAATGCTGTAGCCGACTTAAACATTGTCGTAGGATGTGATGAAGGGAATTGAGAAGAAGCTTGCGGAGAACTTCTATTAATAGGGAAATATGAAAATTTTCCACTAATTAATGATCTTCCCGTATTCTTCATGTAGGGTCTTACCCAAACTCTTAAGAAATTAGGGATTAACCTAATTAACATTAAGACAGTTTGAGGGTTGGCAGTTGATTCGTCAGTAATAGTTTCTAACTTTGCTTTACCAGTAAAGAAAGAATCTCTGTAAAGAGAAGCTAAAGTAGTAGATAATCTAATGATTAAATACTTAGACTCTAGCATACCTTTTCTGAACGATGCAGGAAACACCTTTGGTATTCCGTGTCCGGTTACTTTAACTAATGGTTTAGTAGGTTTTGGACCTACATGACCACAGATAAAATGTTGTAATAACACGTTAACTGTTTTTAGATAAAGAACCATCCCTTTAATACCTTGGGAATGTGCAATAGAGGAAAACTGCTTTAAGGTGTATTTAATACCTGAGACAGTCCCAGTAGATGGAAGTCCACCCATAGTTGTGATTAATCTCACGAATAATCCAACTAGGGCTTGACCTTGATTTCTCAAGATCATGCCGTTAATGGCGGTGTATGTAAACGATGGAAGGAAATGATACAACTTATCAGATTTATTAAATCTGAAAAAGGTAAACTTTGTCTTCATCGAAACATCAACATATGATATTTACCCTTGTCGGGTATTTAAAATTATATTGGAAATATGTTTCACAACATATTTCACACTCAATTAACCTCTCGTATCCACTTTCGTGGTGAGACAGGCACGCTTAGCAGCGTAATGGGAGCTTCCATTTGTG